TGAATGGGCTGAGTTTTTTAGCCAATCTCATTTTGGCGTGTTCGATAGCCTTCTGCATAATCGCTTCTGGGATTGGCTTCTTATTAGGAATGATTTCGTTCTGCATCAAAAGAACTTCTTCTTTGCTCAATGATGGGACAAGTGTTGGAAAATCAATCTGTTTGCCATCAACTTTTATTGCTCCGCTTTGAGTTGAGTATTCCGTAGCTACGCCTCCATCTGGTAGCTTTATTTCGCCAAGGAAGCCTTTGCTTTTAGATGTTCCATCTGGTCGGCTTCCGTAGTCTTTTTTGAGCTTGAATGGCAAGCCGAATTGTTTTGATGGAGAGGGCATAATTTATTTGAGTCGTCCTTTGGGCTTGTTCTTTGCTGTGCGTGGAAATCCGCGATTCTTGCTTATGGAAGTCGAGGCAAGGTTGCTGGCGCGGTTATCCTTGGGATTGTTGTTCTTGTGGTGAACATCCTTGCCGTCTCCGTTGGATGCCATGCCTAGCTTCACAGCCTTGGCGCGTCCAGCGTTACGTCCAGCCCTGCGGGTAATCTGCTTGGGCTTACCGTGATATTCTTGATACTCTTTCTTGTAGTCTCTCATTACTTCATTGGCTTACGCTTGGCTTGCTTCTTAGGCATCCTACCCATCTTGATCTCAATCTCGACGTATCCTTTGCCTTTTTTACCTTTTCCGTATTCCTTGCTTTCGTGGCCACAGCCATTTGTTTTATTTTTCATAAATTGTTGTCGTTCGGATACTTTATTGGGTTGTTGGTGTTCGCCTACTTTATTGATTTGCTTCCCTTGCACTTCCATTTGCGGCGTGACAGGTTGTTTGGTGAGTTGGGGTCTGACTTCCAATCACCTTTGATCTTGGCAGAACGGGCGCAGTAAGCATCCCCTTTGGCTGTTCCTGGACGAATACGATCACCGCCATCCGCAGCCTTGCCAGCTTGCCCAAACTTCACAGTTCTCTTGCGTCCGGTGGCGGGATTGGTAACTACTTTTGTAAATCTCTTTTCCATCATGGTTCAATCAGATATTCGCACTCAAAGGCAATAATAGGCGGCGGATCAATCAGTGAGTAGTATTGTGGACGAGGGGCAGTTCTACGCAAGCAAGTCTCGCAACCTTCACGCCAGTCCCACACACCATCCTCATCAAATCCTACACCATTGCATCGGGCTATGTCGCTATTGAGTTTGTTCACTTCTTAGGCTTAGGCTTAGAATGAGTCAATGGCTTGCTGGATGCGGTATGCTTTGCTCCAGTGTGAACTTGACCATTCATCTTGTGAACAGCCCCAGTGTATTGCTTGCCACTTTTCGTGTAATGTTTAGATGTTGCTCCCATAATTATCTGTATGTTGATGTTTTTCTAGCGATTGATTTAGGTTGTTTTACAAACTGTTTGCCCTGAGCATTACCTTTTGCCTTTGCTCGGTTGGTAGACGCTTTCTCAGATGAACTAAGTGCATTCCACGCAGCGTCTGGTAGATAGCGTTTCTTTCCCTTGCTAGGTTTGCCATCGGAGGTACGCCACTTCTGACCACTCCAATCTTTAAGTGATTGTTGTGGAGCTTTCATCGGTAGCCGCCTCCATTTTTCTTATACTGAGTAGCAAGGAGTTGTGCTTTTCTGGCACTCCATTCGCCTGGGTCTCCACCTTTAGTCCCTGCTTTGATCTTGCTAAACAACGCCTTCCTCATAGTTGGCTTGGTGTAGTTACCTGCTGCGTTGACTGTGGACTTCTTTTTCATTGTTCCATTCCTTGAGTTGTTACGCCGCCCATTTCAGCAGGTGCTGTTCCGATACGTCCAATCTCGGCGTTCTGCGCCTGTTGTAGCTGGAATTGATACTGGCTGGCATACTTCTGCAAGCGAGCGGCGAAAGCCTCGTCAGACTGCGCTCTAGCCGCAACATCGGGCTGCTGGACGTAAGCCTGAACCATCTGCATGGCAATTTGTGCGCCGTTAGGTTGAGCGGGGACTTCAATGCCAGCAAAGATTTTAGCAAGGTCATCAGTGACGTTCTTCGCAACCTTCTGCTGTGCCTCTTCCGCTGGTTGCAGAACGTAATCCGCAAAGATCGGATTGATCGAGGAAGCCGCAAACTCAAGCAGCTTGTTCACATCCATGATGCCATTACGATCCAACTGAACCAACTGAACCATATTCTTCAACTGCGTCTCCGCTGTTTCTGGGTCACTCGACAAGGAATCAAACGAAACCATAATCGAGAAGTCCTCATCGGGACTACCCTTGGTCATCACTTGTGGGTTAGGATTGCCCGTTACTTGGAAGAAAACTTCATCCGGTCCCATTCGCTGATACAGCTTCCATGCCATCGTAAGCACATCCTTAACATGGTCTAGAAACTTTCCAATGTAATACTGCTGCCGCGCCGACGAAAGGGGATTTGTAAGGTCTAAGCCAATAGCCCTATCCGCTTGCCCACGCATCGAAAGCTCACTCTCAACAGAGCCATCGTCCCTCGGAGGAATCGGACCGAATGAGATTTCACCCAAACGCCGATACGGGACTCTGCGACCTGGTCCCCAATCAGAAGGAGGCCTTCCAGCAGGATGCATAATAGGAGGTAGAGTTGCAAGAGACGCACGATCAATGCGGCTGTCACGCTCTGTTTTAATTTGCATCTGAGGTCCACGGAGAATATCGGAGAAGGTTTGCACCTCATACATTCTCTTCTGGTCATTAGCAAGCCGAGTGACTACGAAAGGATAATCGTCGTATCCGTTAAGTAGTTCATGCTTGGCGAAGCCCTCTGTCTGCGGATGGAACACGGTGCAGTAAATACCCTCGGAACCGTCCTCTTCGTCAATCAAACGCTGATACGCATACACAACCATCACAAGGTCGTTGTCATCGGTAATTGGAAGGCGAGTCTGGGTCTTTACCTTTTCGCCATCAAGATACATAGAGTCCTTACCGCGAAGTGTTTCAATGGCGTTATCCACCCATTTCCTATCCCAGCCTTCGTTCGTTACCTTTTTCTCAAGCTCCTGAGCCGTGAGGAAGGTGCGCCAGAACATATACGGAGCGCGTTGCGGGTCTGAAATGTAGGACGGGAACATCACCTCACCATCGGGAGCGCAAGCATAGACGACCGGACAGTCAACCGTTTGGCGCGGAAGTGGGATTTCTGCTGCGCCCATCTTGCGGAGGTCTTTAATTGACTTCTTTGCTCGTTTAGTGGAAAGGTCAGGGAAGGAATCTTGGATCAGATTAAGCAACATCTCGTCATCCTGCCCACTAAGAATCAACTCCACAAGGTCAGGGGATGCTTCACCAATCTGTTCTAGGCTGATGCTCTGGAGATAAGAACGCTTCTCACGATTCCAGCCAACGTAGGAAACCATGATTCCCTTCTCCATTAGGTAGTTCCCACCAAGCTCCATTTGACGCTTGAAGTCAGGGATATAAGAAGAACGCATCCACTTAAGAAAGCCAGAAACAACAGCAGCCTTGGGCATTGCTGCCATCGAAGTTGGGAACGCTTTAATGTGGGAACGCTGAAGAGCCTGGTCAAACAGCGCAACATACATATCAATGCGCTCGCCAACTACGTTTACCTCTTGGTCAGAAGCACCTTGCCACGGAAAGGCGTTTGCCCCGTTTTTGCGTAGGTCGTCCGACTTCCCATCCCAGATATTCCGTCGGTCATTATAAGAACGCAAGCAAGACTCAAAGTAGTAATCTAGATCAATCAGGCAGGTGTCGTAAGCATTAGCCAACGCACCAATATCAGGCTCTTTGTCCACATAAACAAGGGACTCATCTTCTATTTCTTGAATTGGATTCATGGTGTGTATTGGTAGTAGTCCCCAAGGTCGGAATCAACAAGGATAACATCAACTTCTTTCCCAATCAAGCGGCTTGCCATTTGAGCGGGGACTTTAATATTTACGCTGAATCCGTCAATCCGCCCCTTTACCCATGTAGGGTTATTGCAGGTCTGTAAAATCATCGCCTTCAATGAAGATTCTGGAAGGTCTGCAATAACAGCTTCAACAACCTTTGCTGGCCGTCCTCGTTTTTTTGGTTCTTTTTTTGCAATCATATTAGTAGCCTCCACCTCCCTGAGTTGTAACTAAATTGACGGAATTGTCAACATGATCTATTCCAGCGATTGCTGCGTAACGTAAAACGTCAATCACGTCCTTCCATGCCTCCTTTAATCCGCCGTCTCCGGTATATTCCGACAAGCCTTGGATAATGTTCTCACAGTCAGAACTAATGTAGAAATGCGGTCGATTAACAGAATCCAACGGCTTAGACGTATCCCATGCCATTTTCCCGATCAATGCTTGCAGCCCATCGTCAATATCCAACCCAGGAGCAGGGATGCAAACTAGTCCTGCTTCGTTCAAATCCTCGATAATTGAAGATGAACCATCCTGAACTTGATACTTTGCTGCGCCTAATCTTGGGTCAATTAACCGCTCAAAAATCTCCTCTTCGCCTTCTACCTCCTCGATAAGGTCAACATAGTCACGGATACCGTAGCCTTGCCCTTTAGCACCCTCTCCAGGCATCCACTTACCATTCCGCCATTCCGCCCAGTCGCCTACGTCAACCCCAGGCCATTCGCGGTAAACCCACATTGTTCCCCCCTCATCTACGGCGATCCAACACATAAACCAGCTCTTTGATCCTGCTGGGTCAATAATGTGATACCTTGTGATGTTGCGAGTCGGAATCTTCTCCGGCTCTACCACGTTGACAACCTTGTTAAACTTGGGAAACTTGGTAGCGTGTGACTTCATAGGCACACCGTAAGCACGAATCAAAATCTCTTCCCGTGTCCTGCCTTTCAGCGTGTCCTTGATGCGCTCGTATCCACCGAAAGCATTGTCCTGCGAGTGGAAGTAATGAATAGACGCATTTAGCTTCTTAGACTTCTGGACATACGGAACAAGCTCATTATTAAGCAGTTCTGCTTCCCTGCTTTCAATGGTTGTTGCACCGTCCAGATACTCCTTAATAACCTCAGTCCACCCGTCAATCGGGGTAAACGTCACCAGCATCTTAGAATTGCGAGTTGCAAGCCGAAAACGTAGAGTGTTTATCAATTCGGGACCAAGAAGGTATTCATCCAGCCATACGCCGATATTGTGCCACACGGGATTCCTAGATCCAAGCTCCGCGCCCTCTAGGATGGTAGGATTGTTCTGATACTGGGAATACGTCTTGAAGATAATCTGTGAACCGTTCGGCAGAATTAGCGACGAATCAGTGAATCCTGTTTTCTTCTTGTAGGAAATGTAGGCGTTTGCGCTAGTAAACTTCGTTTTTAGATACTCAGGAAGCCAAGCCCACACCGCGCTTTGTTGCTGGCGAATAGATACCTCGGACGTTTGAGCAAAGCAGAATATCTCAGAGTTAGGATTCTCCACCGCAGCACGGACAACGGAGAATGCACCCCACTGAGTTTTCCCGCTTCTGTTACCGCCAAGTGCTAAGATTTCATTTACTTCGTGAAGCTGCTCCTCTGCCTTCATCCAGTGAGGCAATCGAAACCCATACTGATACGGGTCTTTCTCAGCATTCTCAATAGCTTCGTGGTAGATTCGATGGATAGACAACACCTCTTCGGGTGTCATTTCGATTATCTCTTCGTCCGTTGGAGGAGTGAGGATTTGATGCGCTCTCCAAATCATACGATTTCTGCGTCGATTACCTTGCCCTTGGCGATGCGTGTTCTTGCCTCATTGATAAGGTTTGCAGCGTCATCTAGGCTTGCTCCCTTGCGATGCTCCACAACGGTAGTTGCCATGCCTGTAAGCTGCGCTGCTTTATCTGTGAGAATACCAACCGTGATTGCCAGCTTCTCAGGGGAAATCTTGGCAAGGCTGTCAGGATCGTCAAATAGCTGTGTAGCGCGTTCAAATAACAAATCGGTGTATTCCTGTGCGGCGATGGCGTAACGCATGGAGAACTCCTTACGCTTCGTCTCTAGGGTATCGTTATGCCGCCATTCTAGCCCACGGATTACATCACGTCCTATCCCAGTTTTCTTGGAAATCTCGGTTATCCTTGCGCCCTGAGATAAAAGAAACAACGCCAACGCTGCTTTGTGGGGAGCGTAATGCTCGACGTTATTACGGGAGAGAGACTTGGCACGTTCGCGCACTTCAAGAAACCACTCGCTTTTGTCAGGGCGGTCGTCGTAGTAGTTCTCTTTGAACTTCTCTAGTTTTTCATCGATCATTTTGGTTGGTGCTTAGGATTAAAACCTAGTTTCCTCCCAAATCCAAGCCTTGTTTTTCATTAAATTCTTTCGCCATATTTGTAATTTCTGCGGAAAATTCAGGATCGCTTGATGCTTGATGAGCTAATGCAGTTAGCCCAGTCCTTGTTAGAAACATTTCTTTTGCCATTTTGTTGTAAACATCGTTAACAGCACCTGGCATAGCAGTTTTTGATAGACCATTTTTTAAAGCAATCATTAAAGCATTTCTTTGAGAACCAGAAGAAAGCATTGCAGTTATAAGTCTATTTTTAGTAGAAAGTCCCATTTGCCCTATGGGAAGACCTAAAATCACTCCTTTATTTGTTGCGGTAAATCTTGGATTGAAGCCTGGAGCAGAAGTATTTGCAATTATATTTGCCTCATATAATCTAGCAATATCGTAAAGTTTTTGAGCTTCTTCTTTACCAAGAACGATTTCTAGCTTCTTTGCAAATGCAGTTTTACCTGTTTCATTTGGAGATTTATAGGCAGATATGAATTTCTTGGTATCAAACAAAGTCTCAAATGGGGCGTTAGCAGTTGGGGTTCCTCCTGCAAACTGATCTAAAAGCTCACGCCTAAAGTCT